ACCAGTGCCAGTTGTCCTGGCAGATTGTCTATTATAAGTAGGTACTTTCATTAACCAAACCTCGTTTGCGCAGTTTGTTTTTGTAAATTAATATTATTTTGAATTGATTGTCTGTTTAGATTTGCACCAGCTTGTATATTTGCAGCTGAGCTAAACCCTCTTAACAAACTTACACCAGCGTTTATGTTACCAGCAGTTCTTGCAGTTGATCCATATAATCTATTCAGTTGTGCTTGCATCCTATTTTGCACGGCGCTTTCTTCAAGCTCCTGGACACCAACCGCTGCATTATATTTTCTTATAGCTATTTCTTCATCAGCTTCTTTTGCATTTGCCAGGGCAATCTTCAATGGCGTACCACCCTCAGCAACAAATCCATTATATCTAAATGCCTGACTTGTTGCATCCTGGAGATCAGAAAACTCCCTACGAAATCTTGCAATGTCAAGCTGGCTAGCTATTTTAAGTTGCACTGCATCTTGTTCATTAGCCAGGGCATTACGCTCATTAATATCTGCATTATAATTATTTGCTGCTTGCTGAGCTTTACCCACGGCTCTAGCGCCGTTTGCGGCCACCAGCGAACTTACTACAGTTGATGCTATTGCTGCTTCAATACCCATTAAAAAACCTTTGCATATCTAAAATAATCGCTACCATCTGGACCATATTTTCTCATAAGGCCCTCGTTTTCTAATCCCATAAACTGAGCAAACCTTTGAGCTTCTGGCCAATCTACTCTTACTGCTGATTGGATTCGCACCAATTTTTGTTCTTCAATCAGCCTTGGTAAATACTTAAAAATTATTTTCATCACTGGCCTTACATGGCTATGCACTTTGTCAGTTGATAAAAACCAAACTTCAGCTACACCTGGCCATAATTGTTTGATACCGCCGCAAGCTATCAGGTGGCCATTATCTATCGCACTAAATGATTGACCAGGAACATGAAGTCCTTTTGCAAAATCCAAATGTTCTTTTATGTGCTGCGGCGCACCTTTATTCATTTTGCCGTCAAGTATTTCCTGGCCATGCTCTGGCTTGTAATCTGCTACTATCATTGATCGAAAGTTTGCAGCCTTGGAAAAATTGCTAATACTGTTGTTGGTAATGGCTGATTTTGCTTGACTACAATAAATCCATCATTATCAAAACCACCCCTAAATTCTAATTCTTTATCACCAGTAAACATCGAAAGAGCAGTGTCCATATCATCAGCTGAGCTTCTAAATGGTATTCTATCTATTTCACTTTCACTGCTACCTACCTGGATTCCAACAGTTCTAAATAATCTCAATGTAATATCATGTATTCTTTTTATTTTGCCCTGGGCCGTACCCTCAGTGCCGCCAGCATCTACTCGCATTGTTTGTAAGGTTGAATCAAAACCTAATCCAATATGCGCTTTTGTAACTGATCTATCCAAAGTAATTGATCCAGAGGAAACAGTTTTGTTAGGATGAGTTGCACCATTAGCAAGGATTGATACACTTTGGCCCTCTAAATGATTTAGACCAGATATTGTTGTTGCTGCGGATCCGCTATAAGTTAATCCGCTATCAACAAAAAAAGCATCTTCAACATCAGTGCCAAAATCAAAATTTGAAAATGTTTCTATATATCTTGCAGTTGCGCCATTGATTGTTCTTTTTACAACCAGGTAAACATTATCTTCATCCAAATCACCAGGTATAACTGCAACACTTTCAACAACAGAATTACCAGAGCCAAAAGATCCACCAAGTATATGTTCATGCCAGCCAACAACATTTTCTTCTCGTCTATATGTCATGCCAACAAAACGACCATCAGTTAAAACACACCATACAATATTATCTGGCTCTTGCTGATAAGCCATTTCAGTTATGCCGCTATCAGTAATATGCTCTGCTAAGACAGTTAGATCTGGAGCCTGGTAACTATCTGAATCAAAATTATATACCAGCTCTCTTACTTTTCTTGATGCTCTTTGAACAAACATAGTTACGTTACCAACCTGGATAGGCTGGATATTTGCAGATCCATAATTTGCCTGGCGTTTTATTTGAGCGTTTGTCGGCGAAAGAGGTTCAGCTGAGCCGCTTGCGCTTACTGCAAATTCACCACCGCTAGTGCCGACAATCAAAACTCTACTTGAGGTCAGATACCTAATTACATTTACTTGGTTAGATCCAATAGTATATGTCAAAGCATCATCAGCATCTATACCATCTGCAAAATCTTCAAAGCTGCCACCTACTGAAAAAAACAAAGTTTGTGGTTGTGCCGTTGTATTTGCAAAAACAAGGCGCTGCTCAAAAAATGTTACTGCTGCTGGATGGCCAGTTGTTGCACTAAATGCACCCAGGCTAAAATTGTTATCAGCTTCAAGTTCGCCATTTATTGTTATTGATTGTCCAGCCGCTTCGTCTACTAGATCCACGCTTGGAGAAAATAATATTGTATCAGCAGTTACCTGAACTAATAAAACGGCAGTGGATTTATTATTACCACCATTTGATGCACCAGATATAGTTACCTTTTGACCTACCTTAAAACCCTCAGTAACAAAATTACCAGCAGTGTCTGTAATTCTATCATTGTGTTCTAAACCAGTTGAGCTTGGATCACCCTCAAAAAATGCAATAGTTGTTGCAGTGTAACCAGGCATCAGCTCAGTTCTACCCTCGGCATTTTCCTGGACAGTTGCAGTAACAGAGGTTGCACTTGAAAAGTTTGTTATTTTGGCAAAACCATCATGCAGCTTTATTAATCTTCCTACATCAGTTGAAACAAAAGTGCTTGCGCTTGCAGTAACAGTAACACTACCAGCACGGCCATTTGCAGTTAATGTTGTAGTTGTCGTGTTAGGATCTTGCATAGGACCACGGAGAAAATTAACTTCCGTTATTGTCCAGGCAGTATGACTTGTCCTGGTTATCTTTTGCACTGGATGAGATGGATGCACCAGGTACATAACATCTGCGCTTTGTGTAAACTTTATTTCAGATACCTGAGCGCTTGTATAAACAGTTGCGACTTCCACTGGACTGCCACCAGAAACTACAGTGCCGCCATCTTTGTGAACTCTAAAATATTGCTCGCCAAACTCAAGTATATAAGCTTGCTCAACATTAAATTCAAAAGGTATTAGCCTGGTAAAGTTTGCGCTTGTTTTAACAGTATTAACATACTTCGTACCAGGTCTACGACTTGCACCGCCATGAGGATGTATTAAAAAGTTTTGTAACTTTTTGCAGCCATTGAAATATTTATTTACATCAGTGCGGCCCTCTAACCTGGGCGATAATTCACCAGCAGTAAAATTATTAAATGGAGGTGAAGCCTTAGCCATTTACAACCTCGCATTAATAAATGTGTTTGCAGCTAATACCTCGCTATCCTGGATGCTAGAAGTATTAGTTGTATTACCCTCAGTTGCATCAACAAACCTAGCTTCTTTTAATTTATCTCTATATAAAGTTGCAAGCTGCGATGCCAGGCTGATACTACCAGATAATGGATAAGCTATATCAGCTGCTAGTGCAGCTACAATAGTTTCTAGCAAAAGGGTGTCGTATAAGTTTGGATCAGTTATTTTACCTACAAACACCAGGTTGATTGTGCTTTCATCAGATAAAATTTTTCTACCCTCAAGCTCAAACTTTATTTCTGGATCTGAAAGTTTTAACACTCTCAAACAAAATGGATCAGTAGGCAGCGTAAATTGTTTTGCAAAAGTAAAACTAGGCGCATCAGCATCAGGTGCTAGTGTCTGCCTGGTAATCAAACTATTCCAGGGATGTGATCTAAATGTTGCATCCCTTACAAACTCATATCTTTGATTGCATATCCTGGCAGCTTTACTATCTTCTGTAAGAGAAATAATATTAGATGCACCAATTTGATTCAAAGCTGAGTTACAAATATCTACTACTGAAGCCATAATAATTCCTATTAAAAAGGCAGCGCAGCGATGCGCTGCCTATAGTTTAGTTTATAACGTATTCAATAATGAATGACATTGTACCAGCGGTACCGCCAGTTGCATTAAATGTTGCTGCAACATAGTAGTGTCCGCCTGGATCTGTAGAATCACCAGCGATAGTGTAAACTTCTTGACCAGCAGTGCTTATGTCTGCGGCTTCAAATCTTACATCTGTCATTGCAGCTGCATCAGCAACGGAGCTTGCAAAGCAATCTTCGTCTTTGACCACGCCAGCGCTAGTGTATAAACCAACATTAAATGTGCAACTACTACCAAAAGTGTCAGTGCCTATCTTTAATGAGCTTATTCTAGCGTTTGTCGGTATTGGAGCTAGCATAACAATATCGTTATCAGTGCTATCTCCAGCTGCTAGTTCAACAGTTCCTTGAGCAATTCTGGTTGTTCCAGTTAACAAACCAGCATCACTCATTGTATATGTAGCTTCAAAATTGGCTACGAGATCAGAATTTTTTGTAGTCATGTTCTATCTCCCAATTAAGCTGATTCATCACAAAGGATAGAAACTACTTTAGCTTCTTCCATTCGTGTTGCACCAAAGGTTGCACAATAAAAGACTTGAGTACTGTAACTCTTATCAGCACGCTCATCAATTTTCGCCATTACGTCTTTCCCAACGGCAAGCTTGATTCCATCTTCAGCCCAAGCAAAACAAGTTCTGATGCTGGATGCCACACTTAACCTGGTTGACATAATAAATTTGAAACCCATAAAAGTGTCCACTTCACCAGCGACAAGAGCTTTTACAGTATTAAAATCACTTGATGTGATTTGTGTAGTACCAAGTAAAGCTTCTACTTGAGCTGGAGCTACGGCAATATATCTTGGGATTGATGGATCTACTGATCCCTCATCCAAAATCTTTTTTGCACTTATGAGCTTGGCTATTGTTAAATCAGCTGATCCATGAGCAATAATATTACCAGCAAGCATTGAGGTATCTGTGCTTCCACTGGATCCAGTTTTTGCCGTACCAGTTGCAGCAGTAATAATTGCATCATCCATTGATCTACCTATTGCTGAAGCAGCTGCTTGAGCATAAGTTGATGTAGGATCAATTAACATTCTTATTTTGTCGGCATCATCTATAAGATCGGCCCACTCATAAGAATCCATAGTTACCATTCGTCTTGAATGTGGTGTATCAAGAATTTGTGTATCTTGATGTCTTGAAGTTCTTTTGACCGCAGCGGTTGCACCTACCTGGTCAAAAAAGGCTTTCTCACCAGTTACAGATTCCTCAGATACAGAACCTCGTAGCAAAGAACCTCTTTGCTGCGACAATAACTGTACGTTGGAGCTGAACTGATTGACGAAAGCAGTAGTGATTTGTGAACTCATTACATACTCCTTAGTTCATAAAATTAAAACGCTACCTGGGAATCCAGACGTAAGGTTATTTGGTTTTGCGAGGGCCTTTGCTTATCTCGACTACTTTACTTGGTTTTTCTTTTGGAGGACCATCAGGTTTATCTCCAGCTTCGCACCATTGTAAATACTTATTAGCTCTTTCCATTGGATCATCGATGATTCTTCCTGATCCAGTTTCCAGCACCATTCTTAAAACTTCTAATCTAAACTCTTTATTATGCACTTAACATCTCCCTATACTTCATAACTTCGTCTACATAGAAACTATGCTGAGGATGTTTTGCATCCCAGTAAGGTGTATCTTCAGCGGTCATTTCTACAATTTTATTATTTATTTCTTGAGGTCCAAGAGCATTGCTTGTTTTAACGCCCTCTAAGCTATCCTCACCGACTTTTTTGGTAATAAACTCACCAACATTCACAATCATCCTTATAACGTCTGGATGATCGCCTAAACGCCGCCCATCAGCTAATTCAATATCTGCAATCTCAACATTACCAAACTGCTGAAGAACGCCGTTACCAACTTTCATTCTATCCTGGAAAGCTGGCCCATATTCTTTCTGCAGCTCCTGAGTTGTCTTTTGCACCTCAGCTT